CGTCTTTTCACCTGCTACCTGTGCATATGTTACACCCCAGTCCTTTGGGTCTGCACTTTCGATTGCTGAACCATTTTCATCTGATCCAATAACCTTTCTAAATCTTTCATTAAACTCTTCTTCTGATGTTGGTTCATTACCTCTATAAACCCACTCTGTAATCCCTAAACTCGTTAATGCTTGTGTTATTGTTGTCATTGTATTCTCCTTATCCTGCTATTTCCATGCACATTATAATACCTGAAACTGACTGAGTGTTTACCTCTACTTGAGTACCTGGCACTGATCTATAATACAATTCATAGTGGAGTTGAGAAGTAGAGTTAGGTGTATCTAAAATATGAATACTTACATTGCCAATGGTTCTCTCACCACCATTCCAAAAACTTCCAAGTCCATAAGACCCACTAACATAAGCTGAATCAAGCCTTGTGCTATCTCTATAAAGTGTTAAATACATTTGCCTTCCTGCAGCTTCGTTATCACAACAAGTGGTTGCTTGTACTAAAATTTTACTTGATGCGAACTTTGGTGTTATATCAACATCAATCCCACTTGTGACAAAAGATGTTGAAGATGATGTGGAAGTTCCTAATGCTGTTCCTTGAACGACTTGTATTATACTACCACTAGGCATAGCCACTGTTCCTGCTGTTGTTTTACCCTGAATGGTGTCTACTGATAGTGTACTCATTGGGAAATCTCCATTAGAGTTATTGAAGAACCTCCATTGTTATTGATGTTGACAGAGCAATTTGAATTTAGTGATTTTATATGAACAGTGTATGTTGTCGCACTTGTAGTGTTTGGACTGTCTAAAACTTTCAATATTGCTCCAGTTGCTACATTATCTGTGTTTCCAGTTCCTGCTAGTTCTCTTGTTCCATGATCTATAAACTGACCAATAGCTGTGCTTCCTCTGTGTATTTGTGCTACAACATGATTACCATTTGCTGTTCCAGTGCTTTGTCTCAACTGAGTTTGGCAAATAACAAGAATTTTACTTGTGGTAGATTGGGGTGTAATCGTTGCTGTTACACTGGTTGAAACAAAGGATGTGGATGATGAAGCAGTGTTTGTATCATTTTCAGCATTTACAACCTGCACCACATACCTATTTGTACCTGCTGTCTGTCCTCGTATGTTGTCTACTCTTAATGTACTCATTGTTTATCCTACTAAAAACCCACCACAATGAGACTCTTGTTGCAAAATTATCGAGCTGTCGGTATGGTGTCCACCCAAAAATTTTATAGTATCATTTGTAGCACATTGTAAAAGACCACTCGCCTGTATGGTGTGATAATTTGTTGACATACCAGTCCCAACAATACTATGTAGAACATTTACTAAATCAGTGTAAGAAGTAGCTCCAGTTTTGTCATTATGTATAATAGCTCGTGAATAAGATCCAGAAGCAACATCATCAAATCGTGCATTTAAGAAAAAAAAGTATATTCCTCCTAATGGCACAGTATAGAATCCTGTGCTTGTATTGTATCCACTTCCTACATCAAAATCTACGGCATTCATTATAAGTGTTTGCGTATCACTTCCTCCACCTAAAGAAAGATTGTTAATTCTTCTTGCTCTAAATGTAGGTCTTGCAGGAGTTAAAACTCTACCAGAGCTATCAATAGTTTGAGCCGTAGTGCCATTCGTATGTTTTATATTCTGTACTAGAAGGTTGCTCATATGATTGCTAGGTTGCCCCCTGAGTTTACTGTGATGGTTACACCAGAAGATACTGTCAAAGGTCCTGTGGCTGTAGCATTCTCTGTTGCTTCTATTGTTGTATCCACATCTACAGTCTGTGAGTTAACTCTAAACATACCACCATTCTTGAAGTTGCCTTTGTTCTGTACAGGTATTGTTGTGCTTACATCAGTTGCACCAAGATAAATTACAAAGATATTACCTGTGCCAGTTGATGGAGCCTCTGTAAATGTAAGGTTTGTGCCATTTGGTACTGTAAATGCGTCTACACTCTCTTGTATTACACCGTCAACGCTGACTATGATGTCTTCCTGAGTAACAGTCTGGTTTAACGTAAAGACCGTTGTAGAGTTATCTCCGTTGAACTCCTGGGTTGCAGGTCTTGATGAAAAACTAGAACCAACTTGGCTTCCTATGTATGGCATTATGTGATCTCCATTATACTCGCTACAGTGTCTAGGCTATTCGCTGTGTTTGAAGATACTTGTAAGGTATGCCCTGCCTGCATAATAATTTTGTTGCCCCCCATGTATTCAAAGGAAGAACCAGAAGGTATTGGTATATTTTTAGCTAAAAACACAGTTTGTCCTGCGTTTAACTTTATATCCGCAGTTATTTGACTTGTGGTAGTGTTGGCTAATGTCAATCCTATAACAACTGTAGTCGTGCTTGTAGGTGTGGTGTATACGTTTACCAAAGCATTAGCAGATGTGTTTGCTCCGCTATTTACTTTGTTTTTAAAGGTATTAGCCATTATCTACTCCTATGCTACATCATCTAAAAGAGCCGCTACTATGCAATCTACTGTTCCAGATGACGATACTGCATGAATATTACCCACTATAGTTTTAGGCAACCTAGCACAGAAAAACTCATTTTGCCCAATATGTATACTAGCTGTGTCTGTGGAAGAAGGTGTGCTACCATCTATTGTAACGTATATGCTACCCGCAGAACTATTAACATTTTTTATAAATAAAAACATTACCAAGTCGTTAGTGTGTATTGCTGTTAATCCAGTTTCTGCATTGAGAGAGTTTCTTGTTAGGAACGAACCCGCCATTAAATCATCATCGCCAGTGTCTACACTAGACAATTTATAATACCACTTTTGGCTAGTATCATCTGAACCCCCTTCAGGAAAAGGACTTACTGTCATTGTCGATGTAAATACTCTTTGTATTTCATCGGGTAGACCTTGTACCTGTATTGTTGCTATCGCGTCATCTGCCATGTTTTCTCTCCTTTATCCTAACGCTATTGCCAAAGCTGTTGCATCGTCTGTTGTAGCTGCCCCTATGTCTGTTGCAAGCTCAGAAGCACTTCTACCCTCTATGCTTGTTCCGTCAACTCTCAGAAAATCATTATCTACCACGTTTGCATTTGCAACCAAAACATTACCATTTGATATGCCTGTTGATAGCGTTGCGGTTGATGTAAGATTAGAACCCCCTAGACTTATAGTGGTTGCTGTTACGTTTCCTTCTACATCTGCAACAAGCGTTCCTTTCGTTATGTTAAGGTTGCCTGTGCTACTTGCGTTATCTGTTGTTGTTCCTAAAGAAAATTTGTCTTCTGACTCATCCCAAATAAACAAAGCATCGTTACCTGTAGAACCTCTTTCGATAATAATCCCACAGTCATTAGAATTTGATGTGGCTCCACTATTTAACCCCAACAAGGTATCTTTTATTGTTGTGTTTGTGGTGTCTACTGTTGTGGTTGTACCACTTACTGTCAAATTACCTGTTACTGTAAGGTTATCGTTCACAGTTGTCTCTGATGTTGTATGTCCTATAGATATAGCTGTTCCCGATACTCCAGTTCCTATAGCAACGGACTCACCACCATCTCCAGTATCTATAACAAAATAGTTGTTTGTGCTTTGCTTAATAGTAAATGCTGTTGCTGAGTTGTCTGATACAGCTACGTTTATATCTGTGCCATCTGGACTAATAGAGTCTATAGCTATGTCACCTACGTTTGTAATATTATTGTCACCAAAACTTACGTTATCGCCAAAGGTTTTATTTGTAAGTGTTTGTGTTCCTGTGTCTGATACAAGAGTTGCGTCAGCATTTCCAATAGTGTTTCCCCCAGGTAAGGTTAGAGTATTACTAGCTGCTTGACCGTGTTCTTCTGCTCGTAATGTTTGAGCATGTAGGTTCCCTGACTCACAATAGAACTTTATTTGTGATCTTGAACCTGAGTTCTTTAAATCTATAAGACCTGATTCTATACCCACATTACCATCGAGCATAACTTGTCCAGTACCATTCGGTGTTATAGCTATATTAGCGTTTGAGGTTGATACAATACTGTTTCCATTCACATCCAAATTGCCACCTAACTGAGGACTCGCATCGTTTGCAACTTCCATAAGAGATGTGCCACCAGTAGATATAAGATTGCCACTTGCATCTAGGAAAGCCATCTTAGAAGCAGGAGTAGTTATAAATACCTCTTTAGTTCCTACTCCAAAGTTAACAGCACTGTTGCTATTTGAGCTTGCTATAGGTGTGGTTCGAGCCAAAGTATTTGGCGATCCAGTTGAAAACGTCCCCAGACCAACCTCAAAAGCATTGTTGGTGCTATCTACAATAGCATAGTAAGTTGTGTCTGAATTAGAAAGATTAGCAGCAAAAGTTTCAAAATTTGTTACAGCACCGCCAAGATTTATAGTCCCTGTACCTGTGGTTGTAGTTGTTTCTTTGACTCTATCTGCAATTTTTAATGCCATTATGCTATCCTTATCAGTGCGTTGCTCGCATCGTTAGTTGGAAAGTTTATTTGGAACGTGCCACTTGATGCTGATTTATCTGCCCCAAAATCTAACACACATACAGCTTTATTAGAATCGCTTGAGTTATATATTAACGCTCCTCTTGCGGTCAAAGTAACACCAGTAAACGTTAGAGTACCAAACTGTGTTGTGGCAGTTGATGTGGACTTTAACGAGGGGTCAACTCGTGTTAACGTACCCCCACCCTGACTGTAATCTCCCGTGGCAGATATTTCGTTTGACGCTGACGTGCTGTACGTTGTGACTGTAGCGTCCATAGTGCTACTACTTCCCCCTAGATTATCATTACCCGCCTGAGAATTTGTATACATGGCA